AAGATGCCACCTAGACATATCAGTGACAACTTTTTCAGTAAGACCAAACAGAAAGTCCTTCCATTCACCATCAACTTGACGCATACTCTTCCACATAAATCGTGTTTCCACAACGTAGAAAGCATCATCAATTAGTTTGGCGTTTTCAGGCACCGTAGTTTTGTTTTCTGTTGCGATCATAGAAAGTGTCCTCTGTCGTCTAACCAGTGTAGCATATCTTTTAGTCCTCCGACATGTTCTACACCAATATTGATTTGCGGATATTGGGCATTGACACCAAACTCCATTTCAAACTGTCGCTGACTAAATTGTTTACCAAGAATATACTCTTGGATTTCGATCTGTAAATTTTTGAGTGATCCTAAGAGCATTTTAGTGCGGTCGCACTCCATACTCTCATTGCTGTAAATTACTACTTGCATTTTCTTCCTCTTTTGTCTTGTATTGCCACTCGTCGGTATGCCCAACCGTCCACCATTTAGCTTCGGTTTCCACAGCATAATTCTGTGTGCATACCTTAAAGTCTGGTTGTTTAAGATCTCCAGGGATTAAGGAGTTGTCATGCCAAACGACTCGATTGTTTGGTTGGGCAGCGAACTGTCCGTTGTCGAGGGCGATGACGTTGAACGATTTATGTTCGGGGTCCAGCTCAGAAAAGTTAGTGTCAATAACAGACTGATCTGGATGAGCAGTGTCAATTGTAAATTCATATTCTCCAGGGTGCATTTTTTTATCTTTACCAAAAAATTCACACCGCCCAAGAATAGGTTTCCTGAGCACAGTAATATGGTAGTCAAAAGAATCCCACAACTCAAGAACATCTAATGGTAATTGATCATCAGGATTGATGTCAGTTCTCCATACAAATGCACTTAAGGGTAGTTTATCATATAAAGCACCATACTCTGTGAGTAATGTCTCAAAATATAATGCCTTGGTTTGAACACTTTTTACCGAAATCCAAATGCCAGGAGTTAATTCACCATGTCCTTTTTGATGGTCATAAAGGAATTCCTTTTTGACATATACAGGATTTGGTGGTAAGGGGTGAACTAGAAATGCCATTATGTGTGTGAAGAAAACAATACTTGTTCAACATGACCCTCAACAAAAGTTACCATAGCACTAGGAGTGGGCGCATAATGTGCAGTCCAGTGTGCAGGATATAGTTCCAATTGTTTTGTTATAGGGAAAGGAGAAACTCTACCATGATTTATATTCTTTACAATCTTAAATTTTTCACCAAAGTCTTCAAAATCATAAGTTCCAGTATGATCAACTGTCCAAAGATTTCCTCTTGGATCAATCCAGTGATACGACATGAATCCTTCTAGATCCATTGTTCTTAACTCTCTATTCCAAAATCCTGGTCCAAGATCAAATGTCGAATAGATTGTATCGTAGATCCCTTGCATGTTGTCCGTCATACTGAGATTATTTAGATATCGTTAGATCAAACGCGATGGACATTCTTTCGGAAGGAGTGCTTCTTACATAGTGTGTTACCCATGCAGGATGAATCAATAACATTCCTTTCTCAGGTCTTACCCACTTTTGCGGTTGATTATACTCATTATAACTCTCAATCAGATCAGGTGCAATAAGATTTTCCATGCAACTTAATGGATTGATAAATGTAATCTCAACGTCAGATGCTTGAGGATAATATATCGCGACTAAATGACACCCTACATGAGTATGCGGTTTCGTTATATCCTTATGATTACTGTAGTTACACCAGGCATATCTAATTTCTAGTTGACCCTTCAGTTCCGTTTTTTTGTGCATATAATTAGCACACTCTACAACTTGTGCTGCCAAAGGTCCTAAAGGCGATGACACATCAATATATTCACCTCTTAAAGAGTGTGCTGCTTCACCATCATCATATATTAAAAACTTTTTGCTATATTCTATCAAGGCATCATCATCAATACCTTCTAACATAGTCCACCCTAAGGGTGTGGCAAACATTGGAAAAACGTTCATCTTACTGCGTTCACACTAATGACAATTCTATTAGATGATTTATTTGGTTGATACATTGATCCGTGACGCAACCATGAGGGAAAAATAATCAGATCACCATCCATGGGTTCAAAATACCAGTATTCATGCATACCTTCAGATCTAGGATTGTTCTTTTCATCCAGTCTATAATTAAATTCTACATGAGGATTGGGATTTTCAAAGTATAAGTTGTTGCTACCTTCAGGACAATTGATAAACATAGCAGCAGATACAAGACTAAATGGATGATTATGCTGCTTGGTTATACTACCCTCCTGTTGAATATTACACCAACTATTAGTCAAACGCAACGAACCAATACCTACTCTTTTAGAATAGTCATTCAAGACTTTAATTAGTTTTTCCTCAATATTAGGAAAGTCTTTTATAATACTATCATTATGTTCTAAGGGTCTTTCACTACCACTAGAACAGACACCACCATCAGTCAACATGTTATGTGGACCCAATGGTGCAGATAAACAATGTTCTTTTAACTGTGTCAACTCATCTGCATTCAGAAACCATCTGTAATGCGTGAGTTGTGTTGGAAATAGATTGAAATCAGTTTTGTTCATAACTCCCCTTCCTGGGATCGAACCAGGGACAAATTGATTAACAGTCAACCGCTCTACCGCTGAGCTAAAGAGGAATGAAGGAGGGCGCTGTTTCTAAAATACAGATCTTTTGTATTCCCTCCAATGGAGAATAGGAGACTCGAACTCCTGACTTTCTGCGTGCAAAGCAGATGCTCTACCAACTGAGCTAATTCCCCAGAGAGCCACTCAACGGACTTGAACCGTTGACCTACGGTTTACAAAACCGTTGCTCTATCCAGCTGAGCTAGAGTGGCGTTCTTCTTTAGATGTCTTGAAATAGAGTTTGTAGTATCTCTGCTTCATTTCATCTAGTATAGCATTATCTTCGTCGAATGCCATATATTTAGTCAATTGATACGATCCTTCTAATTCAGAGATAAGTCGAAGGATATTAACTGACTTTCTTGGTAATCCACCATGTGTCCAGTAACTATGATCATTCATTGTTTCAATGGCCAAGGACCAAAGTAATCTTCTTTATCCATCTCCAAATATTGATACAATGCAATGTGCAGGTGCCAATAACGAAGATACCAATCAGATATCAGACCATACATCGGAAGTTCGTGATAGTCATTTTCATTCTGATGGAGCATTTTGATCAGAGTTTCTTTATCCATAGTATAGGAGCGGGGGGACTTGAACCCCCACGAGATTAATTCTCAACAGATTTTAAGTCTGGTGCGTCTACCGATTCCGCCACGCTCCCAGAAAATCACCCTTTCCAGGTAGGAGGGTGAAAGGTACAATATTCGTTGAAGGTGATTTTCATCTCCTTATTCGTCAGACCCGCATTCTTCGCTGCTTTCGGCAGGTTCCACTTCGCTGTGAACAGCATCTCCATCGATTCTCTTGTTTCTGGTCTCATCTTCCTCCAATGCTTTTTCGATTTCTGATTCTAGATCAGGTTGAGTTTGTCCAATCTTAGGTGCCCCGATAGGACTCCCAGGAGCAGGACGCCTAGTATACTTGGACTTGTCAATCTTACGTGGTTTACCTTTCTCTTTCTTACACTTCTTAATAACCTCAATGGCATCACCGACAGTGACAATATCCATTGAGTATTCATCTGCAATCTCAATACTAAAACACTCCTCAAGGAACATAACCAATTCAACAAGATCAAGAGAGTCTGCATCCAGATCATCTACGAACTTTGTTTCCATGGTAACAGAATCCCAATCAAAGTCCTCTTTGACCAGCGCTTCCTTGAGTGCTAAGCGTGTTACCTGAAGGAGAACTTCATTGTTCACCTTCTTTGAACTTTTGAGAATATCCTTAATCTCGTGATATGTTTTGTTGTATGGCATGGTAATAAAATAGTGAGAGCGGGGTATCGGAATCGAACCGACGACATCTAACTTGGAAGGATAGCGTTCTACCGCTGAACTAACCCCGCATCATACGTAAACAATCTGATCCTCTTCAAGTGAGGCACGAACAACATTCAGGACTCGAATAAACTGGTCGGCATCTTCGCAAGTAAGATCTTTGATAGATGCTTCTGAACTCATCAGTGTGAATCGACGCTGGGTAATGTCGATGGCACAATGAGTCACGTATTCTTCGGTCTCAAACATGTGTGCTAGTGGTGTGGTACCTCGTAATTATACGACACCGTGAACCGTGTGTCTAGTCCCTGTGCCACTTGTCAAATTGGCACGGGCAATAACTTCTTTCGCTTTTGCCCTAAGGTCTAAACCTGCCTGACGGTTTCTTTGATAGTATCCCCAAGCTTTTGTTTGATCCGCTTCGGGACTCTTAAATTTTTCTTTTGTCATTTCCTCAACAAAATCGTCAAGGTGCTTGTCGAGAATCTCCTGCAAGAAAAATGCTTCTTGAAGGGTAATAGACATATGCATTAACTTATCTGTAGTCATACTTGATATTGTAGCAGTTGGTTATCAGTATGTCAATTCAAGTAAATGCCATTGTCACAGACAATTTCAATCTTGTCTCCAGCAGCTTCCACCTTCATGTTCTCAGTAGCATACAAGTGCATATCTGTAGATACAATTCTAGCACCCTCACCAGCATTGACTTGCCAAGCGGTAGGATTACCATATGGACTATCTGTTGGTTTCCTGGTCCAAGAACCTCCGTCCTCAATACCACCAGCGATACAGTCAAAATCATCACCAACAACAGAGGTTTTCATCTTACCCTCTACGTTAGTAAAGAAATTTGTTCCTACTGTATCATAGCGACAACCTTTTGTACGAATTTGGAGATCTCCCTCGCTAAGAATAGCAAAGACACCACCCTCCTTCGTCATGCTGATAACACGATTACCTTTAATAATGTCACGAATCTCTCCACCTTCGGCAAGATCATTATTACCAAAAGACATCTTCTGGTTGATAGTATTGGCATCTAGTTTCAGAATATTTTCTGCTTTGATAGCAATATTCTCATCTGACTGCAGGAACATGACCTCCCCACACTTCATTTCCCACGTACCATCAACCTTATCGTAACGATTTCCTCTAGTCTCAGTATGCATATCACCTTCTACGGTCATATGTGCATTACCGACAACATGAATGACCATTTTGTCTTCCTTGACATCACCACCAACTTTGACCGCCATGTTACCTGGCGCTCTAGCAATAATGTCTTCATTTGCCATCAAATAGATGTGACCATCCTCATCAATGTCGATGAAATGTCCATGGCAATTCATAAGACGAATCCTCTCACCACCTTCGGTGGAGTTCATCTCAATCTTATGCCCACACTGGGTATTGAAGACGTAACCTTTCGGATAATCAACTGGAATCTTTGGGGTATCGTTTTCTTGGACGTTACCGCCTGTGAATAATTCTGCCATTAGTATCCTCCGCCTCCGCCGCCGCTGCTAGGTGGAGGAGTGCTTCCGCCACCACCACTGCTAGGTGGATTGTTGTTCGTTGGTGTGTATGTGGTTGTTGGTGTAGTTGGTGTCGTGGTGCTTGTCTGAGTTGTAGGGGTAACTGTTGTTGAAGTCGTAGTTGATGAAGAACCAATACTTTCTGATTGAGTATCATAGATGTATTGACCTGTACCTGTATGTGTTGCTCCTGTCATCTTTCTTCCCATATGAATATGGAATGGACCATAATACGGTACACCATTTACATAACCAACAAGCTCTTCTTCTGGTATTGATGGATGACCAACGCAATCTATATATTGATCCAAAGCAATCAGTTCCTTGATTCTCTTCGGTCCAGTAAATTCGTAGACTGGGACGATCTTTGCTCCACCGCCAGTAGAGTCAACAATTCTAGGATTG